GCCGTAGAAGATCGGCGAGTTTCTTTTGAGCGTTGGTTTCTCCGAAGAGCGCTCGCGCGCCGCCCTTCGTCTGCCCAAGGAGGCTCAACCCGTAGGCCGGAGCCAGCGCGAGCGCGTATGGATTGCCCATTGCCGCACTGGCACCCACGGCCCCGCCTAGTGTGCGCTTCACGCCCACCATTAGAGAGCGAATTTGGTCTTGCGTGGGCGTATCTCCGAACACACGCATCGCGGGACCCACCAATTCCTCGCGGGTACGGTTGCTGGCGGGGTCCGCCGCCTTGGCGAATTTCTGGGCAAGCGACCGCACGCCCACACCGGGCAGATCGCCAGCCGAACCCTGCGCGGTCTCCTTAAGCCTAGACAAGTCAAACCAGCGGGAATCAATGTCCGCGAGCTGCGTTTGCTCCTCCGGGGTCAGACGGGTATTCCTGGACTTCTCGATCAGCACTTGCCGCGCCTGCATCAGCGCGTCACGCACCTTGGAGCTCTTGGCTTCACCAGCCGCCTCCACCAACGGGGAGAGGTAGTTCTGCTGGAGCGTCTTGATGCCGACGTTCACGTTGCGCGGCGAATCGCCCATGATGTTGCCGATGGCGCGATTCGCCTCATTGGCCTCATCCACGAATTGACCCGTGCGGGTCATGATGCCTCGACCCTTGCTGGCAATTTCTGCGCGCACGGCAGGGGAGATGGGGAACCGTTTGTTCCCAAGCAACTTGTCGTATTCGCCGGAAAGCAGATTCTCGATCATTTCCGTGCGGTCCTTTAGCGGCAAGTCTTGGAAAGACAGCTTGCCACCAGACGCACGCGCGGTCAGTGCATCCAGAATTTCCTGGGCTTGCCGCTGCTTGATGTCTGTGGCCTCGCTGACCAGCCCGCCGACAGTACGGCCAATACGTCCTTCCGCGCCCTGTTGGAGCGTGGGGGTCACGCCTTGACTCATCAGCGTCGCAGCGTCCGCCGTTGGCTTGAACATGCCCGTCAAGGCCCGGCGCAGGACCGTGCCCGCACCGCCGAGAGCGCCGCCCAGGGCAGCGTCCGTGCCCGCTTGCTTCGCCTTGTCGGCCATCTGTGCGCCGAAACCTTCGCCCTGGCCGGGGGACAGTGCCAGACTTTGCAGCCCGCTGACCGCTGCGCCGGAGCCAGCCGCAGCCGCCCAGCGGGGCAGCATGGTCGCAATCTTCGCCGCTAGGCTCGCTCCGCCGCCAGCGACACCCAGACCCACGTTGCCAGCGATGTTCCCAGCAATGCGAGTCTTCTTGTTGGGGTCGTTCTCAGCGTCCGCCTGTTGCTCGCGGAGCACACCCTGCTCCTCCGAATCCAATCCGCCGAGGAATTGCTTGAGCCCCAGGAAGCCACGGATGCCCGCGTCCGCTAGGCCCGCCTGCGCGCTGCTAAGCAAAGACTTGTCAGGAGCCGTCTGAGAGCCCTCAGACGCCGCCGGAGCGGGCGGGGTGGCACTACCCCCTGCCCCCGGGGGCGCAACGGCTCCTGCCGGCCCTTCGACAATGTAGCGTTTGCCGTCCGGGCCCTCGACGATGTACTTCATTGGGCAGGTCCGATCAACTTGAACCCCGGGGGCAGTTGGAGCGCCGGGGTTGCCCCGATTTGGGGAGTCGTTTGCTGGGGCTGATAGTCCGTGCCGCCGCGCTCGGTGTACTCACCGATGACTTCCGGAGACGCGCCCGCGCGCAAATTCTTCACCTTCTCATCGAAGGCATGCCGCACGTTCCGCCAGCCGTTGCGCATGGCTTCTTCCGTCATGCCTGCGCCCGTTGCAACTTCTGTAAGGAAGCGGCGCATTTCCGTGTCGGTCACGGCAGCGCCAGACCGGCTCTTCAACAGAATGTTTGCGGCTTCCTGCATATTGCTTCGGGTGATTTGACCATCTGCGCTCAGTGCGAAATTGGGCACGGCGCCGAGGACACGGCCATAGCCGGGCAGCGTCCCAGGCTTGTGCTGCGACAGCGTTCCCTCCGCAAGCTGGAGTGCTTGGCTGAATTCCGGCACGCCAGCTTTCTCCAACGTCGTGCTGTATTTCGTGACGCCCTTCTCCAGATTTTGCTGCTGGACTTGCGATGCCCTATCGGCGCGGTCGCCTGCGCGCAGGCTCGCCGCGTCCAGACGATTCTGCCGGTTCATCGCATTCTGGCTCGAGATGAAATCCCGCTGCTGCTGGGCCATGTCGGTGCGCATCTGCATAGCTTCGTTCTGCCGATCCGACCGCTCCTGCGCACGAGTGCGCTGGTCTTCGAAGCCGAGTGTCAGCCGGAGGATACGATCCTTGCGGGCGTCATTCTGTAGCTGCCGGAACTCTGGGCTCTCAGCGAACTCACCGGTGAGCGGATTCAGTTCCCCTTGCGCGGTGATGCGCGGAGAGCGACCTTGTAGGGCTTGCTTCAGTACGCTTCCGCCGACGGCGTTGAACCGTGGGTCGCTAGAAAGTTGACCCCGCAGGGCCAGACCCATCAGCGCGTTGTTCTGCTGAGTGCGCTGCTGGACCTGTTCCGGCGTGAACATCGGCGTAGGGGGCGCCTCGACCCCGGCCAACTGCTGGAGCAGAGCCTGATACGAGGTTGCGTCCATTTAGAACCCCGCTTGCGGATTGGTTTGGAAGCCCGGGGCCTGCGCGGGCTGGTCGATGCCTTGAGCGCGCAGAATCTGCGAGAGAAAGCTCTCACGAGATTTGTTGCGCCGGGTGTTGAATTGATCCCTGGCAATGTCTGCCTGGGACTGCATGCGATTGGCGTTCTTCGCATCGAACATGGAAGCCATCGAGCTGCCGAGGGTGGGGATGACCACTTCACCCGCCTGCGCAAAGCCCGGACCAGACGAGCCCGCGCGCTTGCGGAGCATGTCCGCAAGCGCCTGCTGCCGTTGCATTTCCACGAATTGGGGGTCGTCTTCCCCCACGCCGAACAGATTGTCGAATTCGCCCATTTAGTGGATCTCCGCGTAGTTGACCATGAGATAGCCGTTCGGGTGACGAACGACCGAGTGCGGGAAGATCTCTTGCGCTTCTTGGGCAATAACGCCGAGAAAGATGGGCGCTGTTCCTTTGTAACGGAACTGTACCACACGCAGGCCGCTCGGTAAAGCCCCCACCGTAACGATATCTTCCTTGAGGCGCGCGTCCGAGAAGGCCATCGCGCCCATTACGCCCTTCGCCAAATCTCCAACGAAGGCGTTCCCCGCATTGCTGGTGTTGAGGTCGGCTTGATAGCCTTGCGTCATGGCTCCAAGCAAGTTCGGTGCCTGAGACACACCCGCCGTGTTGAATTGAGGCATCTGCGGCTGGCTGACTTGCTGCCCGGTCAGCAAAGCATTCAGTTCGTTCAACGTCTGGCTCCGCCGCTGCATCTCTTCGCTGATAGCTTGCTGGCGATTCTGATTGTTGAAGCTGCCCTGCTGGATCAGCATGTTCTGCGCCTGCTGCGCCCGCTGGTCGCCGAGGTTGGCAAGACTCATCTGCTGGCCGAACCCCTGTTGTTGCGCGGAGTTGGCGAACTGGCCTGCTGACAGATTCTGCCCGAACCCCTGCTGCTGGGCCGCGTTGTGGAACTGGCCGGACGCCAAATCCTGCCCGAACAACATGTTCGCTTCCTGCCGGCCGGAGTCGAATGCCTGTAGCTCGTCCCGCGTGGTCTGATCAGAGTTGCGTTGCATTTCCCGGTTCCAGGCTTCGCTACCCCTGGTCAGGCCCATGTTCGCGAGCTGGCTCTCCAAGTCGGATTGTCGCTGCTGTTGCTGGGGCCGCATGAAATCAAGCGCGGCTTGCTGGCCGCGCTGACGCCAGTCGCCAGCCGTGGCGGACAAATCATTCTGGATGCCAGTCGAAGGAGCCAGCCTGGACTGAATGCCTGCCGTGCTGCCAGGAGCCACCGTGCCTGTCTGGGGAGCGGTCAGCGTCGGCTGGGCGTTTCGCGTGAACGCAGTTGCAGAAGGAACGTTGGTCTGAGATTGGGCGCTGGGCGCAGACGACGGGGCTTGGCCGAATTTGTCTTTGGACCCCGTAGACGGAGCCGGCACAGGACCGAATTTGCCACCGCCAATCGACGACTGCTGGGCGGGCGCGGGAGCACGGGCAGGGGCCGACACCCCGGGTGTCTGGACCGGAGAAAACTGCTGCGTGGCACCTTGATTGAACGACAGGGCAGACGACGGCAGGTTGTTCCAGTTCGTGGGCGCCTGGAAGTTGGCGATCGATTGCCCCAGGAGAGTTTGGGCGCCCTGCGATCGTCCGAGCTGAACCTGCCGCTGCGCGTCGAGCGCTGCCTGATCCATCGGGTTCAGCGAAAGTTGACCCGTCCAATTCGTAACCGGCTGCCCGGTGGCAGGGTCGATCCCCGCAGACGTATTCCAGGTCTGCGTGCCCCACGGCGTGATCATCGTCGGCCGGTTGGCAAACGTCTGGTCGGTGGTCAGCTCCTTGCCAGCCTGCGCCTGAGCCAGCGCGGCTCCGGTGTAATCTGGCGTGTCGGGGGTCAGCCCCAGGAAATCAGCTACAAATCCCATCAGTTGCTCCTAAGCCAGCGACAATCAGCGCGGCGTAGTTGGAAGAAAATCAAATCGCCATCCACCGCCCCATCTTTGATGGAAGCAAGAACAGTGAACCCAACGCGGCGGCAGAGTTCAATGCTGGCCTCGTTGGCAGAGCTGACCGGAGCGATGACAGCCTCACGGAACCAATCCCAGAAAGGCCGGGCGAAGATATCGTGAATCACTCGGCGGCTGAATACATGCTTGTCCTGAATGATAATGTGGAGGTTGCATACCTTCCCGAAGAAACCTTCGTAGGCGATGCCAACTCCAACGGCATCCATCTGCATGACCTTCCGGCGATGTTTGTCGGATACGTACAGTGTGGAGCGGAAATCGTCGCTCTTTCTGGCACCCATCTTCTCAGCAAAGAACTGGTAGCCGGCTGCCGAATCTCGGATAACAATCACAGCGGGCCTCCAGACATTACGCAGTAGTCAATGGAGGCCAGGACGCTGTCAGCCAGCGTGGTTGTGAGAATCGAGGCCGCACCAGCGAACCCGATGCCACTGACAGACGCCCATTCGCTGAACGTCTTCAAGCTGCCGCCCCACACCGCAGTGTCCCAGAACGCAGTGTCCCACAGGCTGCCCGTGTCGGTGCTGAATGACAATGTGCCAGCAGGAGAATTCACCTGNTAGTTCACNTTGACGTCAATGCTTACCGACGGCGTATCGGCNGATAGCATGACTGGGCGGATCATCAAGAACTGCTTCTCCAGCGCGGGNGTGCCGAANGCGCTGAANGCGGGCTGGATCACACCGCGTATGCCATCGCCAGCNGACGCGCCGTANGGAACATTATCGAAGAACGACGAGAAGAGCAGCAAAACTCGACCATCACGCGTGCCTGTAAGTGTGTACCCACCAACATTGCCGTAGGAATAGGCAGGGATGCCAGAGAAATTGCACCATTGATTCTGAGACGTAGACATCGCGTACTGCGAGCTTACGGTCTCACTGTAATCGGGCACGCCAACTATCAGCAAACGTTCGGAGGGGTGCAGGAACGCATCCCATCCACGCATGGTGAAGCTGGCGCGGAGATCCGACCCAATCAGCGGGCGAATCTTGGTGCTATATTCCTTGTTCGACGCAACGAGCAGGCCCGCGCCGCCGCGAGTGATCATGCTCACAGGCACCACGCCGTCTGTGCTGACGATGATCAAATCACCGCCATATTGACAGAATGCGCGCCGGCCCTCGGGGATTTGCCCGACGTAGTACGCGCCAACAATGCCGAAAGCTGTTGCGCTGGCGGGGTCCGTGCCCTTGTAGATCAAGACGTCGCCATTGCTGCTGACTGCCACGAAGAAGTCATCGATCCCTTCGCCAGCGTCGATCGTCCAGCTTGCCAGATACGCAAGTTTCCCACCGTGCGGGAACAGCGATCCAAAATCGAACGATGACGCTGTGCCAGTGATGGCGTCGGTTGCGAGGTACCATGCCCGGGTCGTGTCTTTCTCCACGAACCACACACGGCGCTTCCAGTTCAGTACAAAGCAGAGGTCGGCGGGGTCCACACCACTGATCTGCCCGGCCCCGCCGCCCATCGTCGGCTTGGACCACACAGCGCCGTCATAGTAGAAATACCCGTCGTCCTCGGACGCGGCCAGAAGAAACGACCCCGCGACATTCGTCAGCATACTGCTGCTGAACCAACCAGCGTACGTGCTGCCGCTGAGTGCCTGAGTAATGACCGGCACGTTCGTCGGCGACGTAATGTCGTAGAGACCGTCAGGCGTAGCTGCGAACACCTTGCCGGGCAGCGACGTCGGGTTGATGAGATAGGACCCGCTTGGAAAGGTCGTGGCCGGGCCGAACCAGGAGAGAATGGACTGTACTTCCTTGCCGGCAGGGAAGTTGATAGCCCATTCTACAAATCCCTTACGACACCGCACGCCGTAGGAATCGGGGATCCAGTTCTCCAGAGCAACCGCGTCAGTGGGGTCCATGTTCGCGATCGAGTCGCGCGCATTCAGCCCGCCAATAGGCGCGGGCACCGACGTGATTGTATGGTTCTTGGGAGTAGCGAGAGGTCTAGGCACCGCCGAATCCTGTATCAGGGATGTTGATCACTCCAAGATACGGGTAGTCGGCTTTCCGGGAAAGCGAGAGGGTGCGCCCCGGAGAATCCTTGGCCTTCGCAGCCGCGAGGGCATTCAGGTATTCAACTTCGACTCGTGCCGTATCGAACTGCTTCTCGATGTACCACGCCCTCTTCAGCCCGGCCTTGAATAAGGTCGGGTCGTAGAGGATGATGTCATCCGCTGCAGAAAGATTGTCCTTACGAGTCGTTCCGGGAGCGTCGGTACACCAGCCGCGCGAGCGGTATGGCATCACGATCGTCTGCACGGTGGACGGCGTGTCGTAGAACTCCACGCTGTTCCCTACAATGCGGAACAGCATCGTGAAGGTGGTGCCCGCCAGAGCACGCGCCTTCAGCATCTGCCATTCGTACTCCTCCATGGAGCCGATGGCTGGTAGCCGGGTCGTCCGATTCCATTGCGAATCTTGGACGAATCCATCGAAATCATCGGGCAGGGTGTACGATGAAACACCCAATTCCGTCGTGATGGAGAAATCCTGCGTCAGGAAGCTCCACCCGCTGCCCGTCTTACGGTCCATCAGCTCCAATCCGACCTCATTGGCCAGAGTGAAGAACTGCTGCCCGGTTCGGTCCGTTGTAGCGAAAACATCAGAGGGCGGAGTCAGGCCCATGCGCTTCATCACGGCAGTAATCGCCGACTGCGCAGTAAGGAAGCGGTTGAATTCGGGCATGACTCCTCCCTGGTCTTACCTCTTGACTGGCGTAACCTTGGCCGATGCCTCGTGGGCGTGGGCCTCGAGAATTGCCCTGTACTTCGTCTCGAGCTCATCCACGCGCGAGGCGAGCGCCGAGTTGTTCTGCTCGGCAACGACGCGGGCGGCTTTCTCCTGATCCAATGCGGATTGAAGCTTCTCCAACGGGGCCGCGCCCTTGGAGAACTCCAAGAACGCCTGCGCCTTCTGCTTCATGGACAGCATGCCCGGCACGCGGCCCAGGACGCCTTCGTTCGCATCGGCCAGTTGCTCCACGGTGAAGAAGCCGAAGTAGCGCATCTCCTCCACCATGCTGGCTGACATGATCGGCCACTGCGCGAGCGGTGTGCCGGTGAGGACTTGCTTGTTGCCGTCCTCCCAATTGCGCCACGCGTCACGGAAGCGTTTCTTGTCATCTTCGCGCAGCGGGCGCTGGACGATGTTGTTGCGGTCGCCGCGCACGCGGATCTCGATCATCGTGGTGTCCACAAAGATCGGCCTGCCGGCGTCTTCCGACTTGACAAAGTCCTGCAAGGGCTGCATGTAGAACCGGACGGCGAGATTGCTGTCCGCCTGCGCCTGCGCCGGGTTGAAGACGTTGTAGTCGTAATCCAGTTGCTCCAAGGCCATGAATCACTCCTTGGGCTCGGCTGTCGTGCCGACGGACAGTTCGACGATTCCCGAACCGTCCTGTTCCAGGTGGCCGTGGCTGGCCGCGTAGAACACCTTCCCCTCGTATTCCACCTGGGGTCCCGCGTCGAGCAGCGCGCAGACGCTGGACTCGATGCGACCATCCTTCGGGGCGAAGTCGGCGCGCGCCACGGCCGTCGCAACGGCATCGCGGAGTTCTTGGCGTGTCTTGCCCATGACACTGAAAGACCAGCTCATATTCGGTTCTCCTTTGAAAGCCAGTCACTTCGACTGGCTTTGAAAAGAGGCGGGGATCGCTCCCCGCCCAAAGCCTTGATTACCAAGGAGGAGACAATCAGGTGATGGGACCCTGCGCGCCAGCGCGATTCAGCACCGCGACGTTGTAGAAAATCGCCGCGTTGTTGTAGGTCACCGTGACGTTCACGCCATCCAGCGCGCCCGTGTGGACGGCAGAGGCGTTGACGTACTTGCCCAGCGGGTCGATGGACGTGATCGTCGCGCCGGCCGCGACCCCGGCGCCGGACAGGTAGCCACCGACAAACCAGCCGTCGGTATTGGCGACCTCGATCTTGGTGTCACCGATCGCACCGCGGAGCGCGGCCTTGATGACGGTCTGCGTCGCCGCCGTCACGATGCGGCTGTTCAGGATGGACTTGCCCGCCGAGACCGCGCCGCCCTGGCCCGCGCCACCGATGCCCCACGCCGTGTCGGCCGCGACCGAGGCGGCGCAGTTGACCGGCGTGATGCCGCTCGACATGAACCAGCCGTACTGGCCTGCCGCCATCGCTCCGGCGGCTTGCGCCACGAAGACCGGGCGCCCGAGGTTCGCCGTGTTCGGTGCTTCGGTCATGTTGACCGTATAGCACAGATTCGCGGCGTCCCAGACCGGGGTCATGACGCAGAGCCCGTACTGCCGGATCGCGCCATTGGCCCGGGCGAACACGAACTCGCCCGGCCCCCAGACCCTGTCCTCGGCCGGGACGAGGAATCCCGGCGTGAGGGGGAGGAGGTTGAGTGCTGCGGGGGCGGCGATGGGCGCCGCTTCGATCGGCGGGTACCCCGCCAGTTGCTCGTCGACTTTGTAGGTCATGCTTCTTCTCCCTCAGGACTTGATGAGTCGGCCCTGATACTGCGCGCCGCCACATGTCATGTTGCCGGCGAACGCGAGGATCTGGACTTCCGCGTCTTGGTTGATGGAATACCGACGGTTCGGCGCCAGCGGGACCATGTTCCGCTTGGAGTGAGGCCGGTAGTAGGCGTACTTCGTGTTCAGGAAGAAGCACGTGTTCGACGTCGCGAAGCCGCCGATGCCACCGTCCAGGATCACGTCCGCGTCCATGAACTTGATGGTCGGGAACCCGAGGTTGCCCGTGCCCGGCGACGTGAAGCGTTGCATCGCCTGCAGACTGCCGACGTACATCTGCCAGAACAGGTTGTCCATCACCAGCAGATTCGGGCGGTCCATGCCGCGCACGAGTGACGCCCACATGGCGTTCATCGCAGCTTGGATCGTCCCCGTGGTCAGCGCACCCGCGTTGCTGACCTTGGAACGCCAGAAGTTCCAGGTGGCACGGTCGATGCCACCGTAGGTCCCCGTCGAGGGAGTCACCGGCACCATCGCGTCCAGGCCGACGAGTTGCTTCCCGCCCGCGCCGGTACCGTCGCTGTAGACGCCCGCCGCGATCAGGTTCGTCATCGTGGACTCGGCCACCTTCATGCGGCCTTCCATCAGATCGATCATCTGCTCGGGGCCGCTGTTGCGGAGCTCGTCGAGCCCGCTGATGGTCACCGGCACGGCGGCCTGCTTGATGTCGAATTGCGCGGCGGACAGTACATCCTGCGCAGCGACCGGCAGCAGATCGTAACCAGAGTACCACCCGGCATTGCCGTTCTCCGCGAAGCTGAGTTCTTCGTAGATCACAGTGCCGCCAGAGAATTCTCGGACGTTGCCCTTGTCCTTGATGTACGTCAGAAGGGCGTTGTTCTTCGTGACGTTGTCTTGGATCTTCTTGCTGCGTTTCTCGATCGTGGTGGCGACGATGTCGGTCACGTTCGGGAAGGCGGCGAGTGCGATGCCAGGGCCACCGAAGACGAAGGCGTGGATGGTGAACACCACATCGGGTGCATGGGGGAACAGGAGCGGCGCGATGGCGAGTAAGCCGAGCGCTCCCGCGACCCACTTGAGAGTGCGCGTCAGTTTCATGAGATCTCCGTAGAGAGTTGAGGAAGAATCACCGTTGGGTAGGGCGCGAGTGCTGTCGAATCGATGCGGTCAACGCTGATCGAAGATCATCACCTTCACCTTCTTCACCACCACTCTGCGACGGTGCCCCATCACTCGGGAGGCTGGCCGCTGCATTTTTCGCTCTCCGGGCCGCTGCGGTCTGCTGAGCCGCCCCTTGAGCCTGCTGGCGTTGCTCGACGATTCGTGAGATCGTCGGGTGCGCTAGCATAGCACGGCGGTAAGCGTCTGACAAGGTGAGGGTTTGCCCGCGTGCCGAAGCCAGCTCGAGCAAGTCGGCCATGTCATTGCGGAGATCGTAGGCGAATTCGTTCTTCGGGTCCGCCATGAAACTCTGCAAGTCCTGCGTCGCCTGCACTTCCATCTGCTGCGACGCGTGCTGCCGCTGCTGATTGAATTGCTGCATGAACTGCTGTACCGGCTGGAGCGCCTGCTGGACTTGTTGGTAGATGTGATCCTGCGGACCGGGCTGAACCTGCTGGCCGGCGAGCATCTGGTCCAGCGCCTCGATCGGCACGCCGAATTGCTTGATGGCGTTCGCGATCAACTGTGCCTTCTGGTGCGGGCTGCCGACACGGAGCAGCGCCATCGTCTGCATCGTGTTCTGAATGGCCTGCACGGGGGTCGCGCCCTCTGCGGCGATGAATGGCATGAACGGCTGCATCATGCCCTGGAGTTCGTCCACCATGCGCCGCGCACTGGAACTGTGCTCCAGCGCCTGCATGACCTCGCGCTCTCGCCGGGCGACAGCCGCCTGATGGTGAGGGCTCATCTGCTCC